GCGACGCGGGTCCGGGCGAGGGCAGCTTCTGCGTCGATGGTGGCACCGTCGGCGTCGTCCATTAATTCAGTGGTTGGAACGGTCAGGGCCTGGGCCATGGCAATGAGAACCGACCGCTGGACCGGCTTCCCCGCCTCCAGCCGGGCCACGGTAATCCGGTGGCGTCCGATCAGCTGGGCCAGATCGTCCTGGGTCATTCCGCGCGTTTCCCTTAGCAGGCGCACTTTCTTTGCGACTTCTTCGTTGGTCATGTGCCTCCCCGAAAGAAAATGTGAATTAAGGGTTGCTAACTGCTCGGTGGTGATACAAACTGTTATCTCAGCAAGTCAATGGGTGTTCGATAGTAGCACCCCCCCACAAAAAAAGACCGCCCGCGGCTGCAACCGTCGGGCGGGAACTTCAGGAGGACGCATGACCTCTCTCCCAACATACCCCGTCCGCCTCGGGCGCACAAGGGGTCCAATCGTTGCCGTCAAGGATGGAACGACTGGCCTTAGCTATCCCTGCGGGCACTTCCAGGCCGGGCTCCCGGTCGCCACCGAGGGCGCCAAGGTCCGCGAGGCCCTCTCCATCGTCGGGCCCTGCCCGACCTGCTGGCCCCTGGGGCGCCTGTTCCACGACAAGGTTTTCGGCCACCCGATGGTCGTCGGAGGTGCCAAGTGAAGGACCCTATTTCCACCGTCATCTCCCCCGAGGAGCGGAAGGCCCTCTGGCTCCAGGATCGCCTGACCGCGATCACTGGGACCGACGTCGCCTCCATCCTGGGGCTATCCAAGTTCTCCAGCCCCACGAAGGTCTGGCAGGACAAACTGGGCATCTCGGCCCCCTTCGTGGACTCCGAGCCCATGAAGTGGGGGCGGCGCCTGGAGCGCCCCATCCTGGACGCCTATTTCGAGGAACTGGGCGAGGTCCTGGAGTTCGCGGACCCCTACACCCTCCACCGGGTTCCCGGCTTCCCTCTCCTGGGCGCCTCCCTCGACGCGCGCCGGAAGCACAATGACCGTCGCCCGGTCGATGCCAAGTGCCTGCGGGCCCGCGGTTCTGAATATGGCGAACCTGGGACCGACGCCTTCCCGATCTACTACCAGACCCAGCTTGCCGTCCAGATGATGGCGACCGGGACTGAGGTCGCGGATCTGGCGGTCCTGTTCTCGGGCCAAGAATTCGCGGTCTACACCCTCCACCGGGACCTCGAGGTCGAGGGCATCATCAAGGAGAAGGTCGCTTCCTGGTGGCAGCGGCACATCGTCGAGGGCGTCGAGCCCGACCCGGACGGCTCCGACTCCTGCACCGAATACCTCCGGGGGAAGTTCGCCCGCGCCGGGGAGCGCACCGTCGAGGCCACCGTGGACGTCCTGGACTGGGTTCGCCGCCATCAGGCCGCGGATGCCGCCGAGAAGGCTGCGAAAGCCGAGAAGGCCGAGGCTGGCAACCTGATCCGCGCCTACCTGGGCGATGCCTCCGCCATCCCTGGTGTCCTCACCTACCGCAACAATAAAGACTCTGCCGTCATCGATTACGAGGGCGCCTTCCAGATGGTCGCTTCCAGCCTGGACCCATCCTCCCGCCAGACCGTCATCGACTCCTTCACCTCCCTCAAGCCCGGCCCGCGCGTCATGCGCTTCGCCAAATGACCCCAGAAATCCGAGAAATTCCCGGATTCCCTGGCTATGGCGCCAGCGCCGATGGCTCGATCTGGTCCTGCCGCCCGGCGAACCGCAATGGGGGCCCCCGCCCCTGGCGGGCACTCTCCCTTTCTCTGTGTGCCAACTACCTTTATGTCGGCGTCAGGAAGAACGGGAGGGATGGGAATGTCCGGGCCCACCGGCTGGTTTTCGCGGCTTTCAATGGCCCTATCCCCGCCGGGATGTTCATCAATCACTTGGATGGGGATAAGACCAACAACGCCATATCCAACCTTGAGGCGACTACGCCAAGCGGGAATTGCCGCCACGCCCTATCCACCGGCCTTTGCGAAGGGCGGGCAAGGGGTGAAAGGTCAAACCTCTCCACACTCACCAGTATCCAGGTCGCTCAGATCCGCTCACTTTCTGGGTTTTCCACCCAACAGGCTATCGCCGACTTTTTCGGCATCTCCCAATCCAACGTCTCCAGGATTCTTAACTCGAAAACCTGGGCATCAATCGAGGAACAAAATGTCTAACGGACTGAACACTTTCGGCAGCATCCGGACCCTCTTGGAAGCCAACAAGGTGGCCCTGGCACAACGGCTCCCCAAGCACCTGTCTGTCGACCGGATGCTGAAGGTCGCTTTGACCTCCTTCTCCAAAACCCCCAAACTCCTGCTCTGCACCAAGGAGAGCCTCATGCTCTCCATCCTTCAGGCCGCGGAACTGGGCCTCGAGTGCGGCGGGGCGCTGGGCGAGGGCTACCTCGTCCCCTACGGCACGACCTGCCAGTTCATCCCCGGCTACCGCGGCATGATCAACCTCGCGCGCCGCTCGGGGGAGATCCTCTCCATCGAGGCCCATGTGGTCTACCAGAAGGACGAATTCAAGTGCGTCCTCGGACTGGACCCCGACCTCCAGCACACCCCGGCCTGGGAAGAGGAAGATCCCGGCCCGCTGCGCTTCGCGTATGCGGTGGCGAAGCTAAAGGACGGCGGGACGCAGTTCGAGGTCATGTCCCGCGCGCAGATCTCCCTGATCCGCAACCGATCCAAGGCGGCGAACTCCGGGCCGTGGGTCACCGATTTCGACGAGATGGCGAAGAAAACCGTCGTCCGGCGCCTGTTCAAGTATCTTCCCTGCTCGGTCGAAATGGCCGCTGCCTACGACCTCCAAAAGTCCGCCGAGAGCGGCGACTTCTCCAACGTCGCCATCGACGGCGAGGTGATCCAGGACGCCGCCCTGGCCGTCGGCGCCCCGCCCCCGGAACCCGCGCCCTCCAAGTTGAAGGCCGCTCTCATCGCGGTTCCCACCCCTGCCGCCAACGGTGAGGCCCGCCTCCCCAACCCCGACGACCGGATCCGCCCCATCGCTGATCTGGACCCGGAAAACGGCTAGGACCTGTCCGCCCCAGCCTGCTTCGGTAGGCTGGGGCTGGCCCTTTGGAGGCTCCCATGCCCATCAAGAAGTTGCTCACCCTGAACCAGCTTGCCACCGCCCTCGCCCTTCGTCTCCCCCACAAGCCCGGCTACCGCAAGATCCGCAGGGCCATGGACCTCGGGATGCCCTACGCCGAATCCCCCATGGGTGGCGGGTCCGACCGCAAGCACTACCTGTTCGACCTGGACGCCTGCCTCGCGTGGTGGCTCCCCGGCCTGACCACCCTCCCCGTCGACCGCTCCGCCATCAACGCCGCCCTGGAAGTCTCCCAGGTCCCGCGGCGCCAAAAGGCCAGCTAGGTCTGATCATCGGCCCGCAAGGCATTACCGCAGCAATACGGCCATACACAGGGGCCGCGCGGCGCCGAAACCCCCAATCCTGAATCCCTCCCCGGAGCCCCTGTGACCGCCTCTGAAACCGAACCCCTCCTTTCCACGCCCCAGCTTGCCATCGCCTTGTCCAAGGTTTTCGGCGAGAAGGTCCACCCCGACCGGATCCGTCGGCGGGTGAAAATGGGAATGAAGCCCCACATCGACGCCTGCACCGGGCACCCCCGCTACCGCCTTTCCGAAGTCCTGGCGTGGTGGTTCAGAGAGCCCAAGGCAAGCTAGATCCCCCCTGCTTCATCCATGCTGGCCCAGCCAGCCTTCCGCGAGGACTGTTCTGTGATCCAATTTTACGCTGCTGGTCCCTACTCGGCCCCCGATCCCCAGGCCATCCTGGAGAATATCAACACCTCCCTTGCTGTCGCTGTCCACATCGCCTCCAAGACGGGCTGGTTCCCCATCGTCCCCCATTCCAGTGGTTCCCATTGCCGGACCTGGGAGGAGGCCATGAACGACTGCCGCGCCACCCTCCGGGCCATGCGCCCCGGCATCGACGTTCTGGTCATGCTCCCCGGCTGGCGCGATTCGCCCGGCGCCGTCGAGGAGCGGGACCTCGCCCTTTCCCTCGGGCTGAAGGTTTTGACCTGCGCCGACGTCCTGAACACCTCCTTCGTGGCGCCGGTATGAACTGGACCCTGCAGCTTCCCGGAGTCACCCCATCCCTGAACGTCCTCCGCGACCTTCATTGGGCCCGCTACAAGAAGATGCGGGAGGAGTGGTTCTTGAAGCTGCGGGCCAAGTGGGGCGCCTCTGCCATCCCGGTTCCCACTGGCCGTCGGCTGGTGGTCATCGTCCGCTACGGCAAGCGCGCCCTCGACCCCGACAACCTGCAGGGCGGGGTGAAGCCGCTGGTGGACGCCCTGAAGCCCGGCAGGACCGAGCGGGGCGTCTACAAGTCCGGGGTGAAGGCGGGCCAGTCCTGGGTCCGCACCCGGCTCGGGCTCGGCCTGATCCTGGAGGACGACGACGGATTTCTGCAGCTTGAGGTCCGCAACGGACGCCTCCTGCCGGGCCAGAAACCCTACACCATCGTGACTATTTCGGATTTGCCATGACCCTTTTCGGCCTGATTCTCCTGGCGCTGATTCTGCTCGGCGCCGCCTCCATGATCGATACGTTCCTCCGGGAGCCCCGATGACTAACTTCATTGAACGCCGCCGCGACCTTGTGCTGCCCCGGATCTTCTACTTCCCCATCGAGCGGGCCCTCGGGCGCCTCTTGGACCGCCTCGGTAATTGGCTGGTGGCGTTTTGAAGAACCCTGTCTCTGTTTCAGGGCTAACCCCGCTCGAGGTCCTTGGCTTGGGCCCCTCCGCCTCGCCCGAGGAAGTGAGGGGCTCTTTCCGGCTCTTAGCCAAAGTCCTTCACCCCGACGTCCTCCCCCGCGGCGCTGGGCTATTCAAGGTCCTTCAGGCCGCGCAGGACGCCGCCCTGGTCAGGAACGCCTGGGTTGCCCCACCCCCGATGGCTGGAGGCTTCACGCGCGAATTTCCACCTGTTCCCACGGCACCCCCTGCCCCGGTTCGTCGCCCCGAATGGCGCCAGAACAAAAAGGGAGGTTATTCCCGGAAGGAGGGTGCCGAGTGGGTGAACGTCTACGCCAAGGGCGCGGGCTGGAAGTGGGCCGGGCCCTCCCCCAATGGTGGGACCGAATTCTGCAATGAGGTTTTCGACGGCCCTATGGACGCCATGGAGGACGCCGACGCGTTTTACGAGCCATCCGGGGGCTGGAAATGAGCCCTATTCAAATTCCCCTGCCCAGGCCAGAATTGGTCTTGACGGCCTCCAACAAGGGAGCGAACCTCACCACGGGTTTAGCAGCCCTTCTTGCCAGTCGCCACGACCTGCCCAGGTCGGGTGTTCCGCGGAATACAATAGTTGCCCAGAAAAAGGGCGCGAATACGCGGGAGTCCCTCAAGAGGACTGCTAAACACCCGGCGCCATGGCCGTTCCTGGTGAGCAATGTTTCTGAGGTGCGCCAATGAGCGAACCAACCAAACCCGGCGAAGCCATGTCGTCCACTCTCCCTGATCCCGACCAGCTTTGGCCGTTGTGCGAAAGGGTGAGTTTTTCCCTGGACAACCCTGATTCCGACTCGCCCATTCGGCTGTCCAATCTCACCCTTGGTAAGGACTATGTTTCCCTATCCCAAGAGTTCGACTCAGGCAATCCGGCGAGCATCATCCTTCGCCCTGGATCTGTCGAGGAGTGCCTCATCTTCTCCCGTTGGTTCGCCAAGGCGGCGACGCACTTCATCCGTATCTTCGACGAATGGAACTACTCCGATAAATCCGACCTCTAAGGCGTTCCAATGGCCGTTACCGATTTCCCCTGGTTCAAAATCTACGCCGCCGAGACCCTCTCTGACGAGAACTTCGCCAGTTGGGGGCCTGCCGAGCGTGGCATCTGGTTCACCCTCGTCTGCCATTGCTGGAAAGAGGGGAGCATCCCCGACGACCTGGACCGCTTGGCCCGGCTCTGTGGGTGCGATGCTCGGGCATTCCCCGAGCATTGGTCGAGCATTGCCCAAAGATTCCGGGCATCCGATACCGCGGGTCGTTTGGTCTGCCCGCGCCTTGAATTTGAGCGGTCGAACAGTCTTGAAGAAGCCAGCAAGAAGAGCGACCACGGCAGAAGTGGCGCCAACGCTAGGTGGAGCAGGTATAAATCCGCGATGCCCGAGCAATGCCCGAGCAATGCCCAGGTCATGCCCAACGATGCCCCACAGCCAGAGCCAAAGAATAAAGAAACTACTACCCCTACCCCTTCGGGTCCGGGGGTAGCGGTTGCGGTGGTGGTTCCTCCTGCCCCCCGCCCTCCCAGGAAACTGCGGGCTCCCCTTTCTGCCATTCCCGAGGTCGAGGATCGGCACGTCCTGGCATGCGAGGGGATCCTGGCGGTATGGCCCAAGACCGACGGCGAGGATCACCGGCGCGTCGGGTGCAACGAGGCCAGCCTCGTCATGCGCCTGATCCACTGGGAGAAAACGAACCCGGCCTACACGATGGCTGTCCTGGTGGAATCTGCTGTGACCTTCTGCAAGGCCCCGCACTTCCGCTTCCCTGCCCCCGAGGTTTACTTCTCCAAGGCCCTTCCAACCGACGACCGGAAGGCCCATTTCAAGGAAACGGCTGACGCCATCGTGAATCGCAACCGCCGCCGGGAGTCCACTGCAATGGTTCCCCCGGCTCCCATCAACCTCCGACCCTCCCCTGGAGCCTCCGCATGACCCTCCGCCTTCCCGAAGATCCCGAATCCGAGCGCGCCCTGCTCTCCACGCTCGGCGCCGCTGGAACCCTTGACCCCGGCACCGACAACCTGGACGCCATCCGGGCGGTCCTGGCAATCCTGCCCGAGCAGATGGCGGTCCCCGCCCACCGCTCAATCCTCCAAGCCATCCAGGCCCTCTACCACGCCGGGGAGCCTCTTGGCTCCCTCTCCATCCGGGCCAAACTGGAATCCCTCGGCGCCCTCGGGCGGGTGGGTGGCTACTCCGGGCTGGTGGAGATCCTGGGCGCCGAGGAGGTCGGCATGCCCTCGCGGGTCGTCGCCCGCCTCCTGGACCTCTGGCGCCAGCGTCAGGTGATCCTGCTCTCCGGGAAGGCCAGCGAACTTGCCGCCACCCCCACCGAGCCCATCCAGGAGGTCATCTCCCGGCTGGCCGGGCTCCTGTCCATCCTGGCCGCGGGCTCGTCGACCTCCGCCAAGATCCGCAAGGGCTCGGCCATGGTGGACCGGATCGTCGCGGGCGAAGCCTTCCGGGACCAGGACTTCGGGGAGAAGCTGTGCTGGTTCGGCCTCGAGGCTTTCGATGGCGCCCTGGAATGCAGCCCCGGCCATGTGGTCATGATCGGCGCGCGTCCCGGTGTCGGAAAGTCCGCCCTGGCGATCCAGGCGTTCATGACAACGGCCCGCAACGGGGGGCGCCCGTTCCTTGTCAGCCTGGAAATGGACGACGGTGAGATCGACTCCCGGCTGGCGTCCTGGCAGTCCGGCGAAGGCTACAAGGCGTTCCGCTCCGGGCACTGGACCGACGTCTCGGCCCGCTCGATCATCGGCGCCGCCGAGGTCCTGGATCACACCTCGATCTGGTGCCATACCTCCGGGGTGCCCTGGCCGACCGTGGAGGCTGCGATCCGGGACGCTGTTCGCATCAACGGCGCGACCTGCGTGATCATCGACCACATCCTCCTGGTGGAAAAACCCAACCTGGGCAAGGGCTCCAACGACGCGGCCTGCTGGACCTCGCTGTCCCGCTCGATCAAAAAGCTGGCTGGGGAGTTGAAGATTTGCATCGTCCCGCTCTGCCAGTTGAACCGCCAGGGCGCCGAGGGTGAGCCCAAGCTGTCCGACTTCCGGGATTCCGGGGGCTGGGAGGAGGATGCCGTCGCTGTGATCATGCTCTGGCAGAAGGACGCCAATGCCTCGGAGGAGGTCGTCGAAACCCGCGCCATCTATGGGAAATTCGCCAAGAACCGCTCGGGATCCTCGGGTTGGAAACGTGAGCTGGCCTTCCAGGGCGCCTGCAATCGGTTCAACGAGGTCGTGCATAACACCGAGGAGTCCGAGTGTGTTCCCCCCGGTGTCCCGACCCGGAGCGCATTTTGGGGCAATCAGCCGGGGTGACAGGTCTGTGGCTGGGTGAAAGGCACCGCTTCCGCCCTTCCGTTCCACCCACTCCCTCCACCCTCTACAAACGCAGCGATTCGATCTCAACAAGGCCCCGACTGGTTTCCCGCCGTCGGGGTTTTTTTGTGGCGCACAACCTGGTGCATACCCTTACGCGTCTTTGCCTATGAACGCGGCATGTTTGCCTATCTATCTTTATTTGTTGGCCGGACTGAACCTTGTCTTACGCCGGGAGTAAGCATGGGGCAGAGGATCCGAAGTTCACTTTCCGTTCTCGTTGCCGCCGCTGAGGAGGCTACGGGCTGCACGGTGGACCCGGTTTTGTTCATGCGCGCCCTCATTCGTGGGGTCGAGGACGCGATGCCCTCCGACCGCCGCTTGTGCGTCGCCATCGGGTATCGCCGCCTGATCCGTTCCTACACCTGTGCCCTCCAGACCTCCCTGGCTCACCGCGTCGCCCGGTGGGGGCTCCACGCCCTCGGGCCCGACGTCCCGCTCCGCGCATCCTACCCCCTCTACAAAGCCTTGGCCGAGTCCAGAAACCTAGTCCCCTGGGGCTTTGCTTGGTATCAGCAGAACGCCTTTGGCTACCGCAAAGCCAGAAAGGAAGTCGCATGACCCCCGATTTTCACCCGATGTATGGGCGCCTGTTGACCCCCGAGGAAAACGCCAACCTGCCCTGGTCCCGGCACGTCGTCGTCTCCCAGCCCGGCGCCCCCGACTCGGGCTGTGTCCACATCGCCCAGTTGATCTGCTCCCCCGACACCCACAAACGGATCCAGGCCACCCTCTCGTCCTGGTTCGACCACCAGCGGTCCAACGAGGACTGGCGCGGCATGCGTGAGGCAATCCAACCCTTTCTCGAGAATCACCCCGAACTCATGGGGCGCCCCATCATCGACGGTGTTTCCGCCATGGTGACCGAGTTGACCGCCGCCTACGCCGAGATCGCCGACCTGAAGGCCAAGGTCTAATGCTCCAGCGGCGCGCCCCCATGCGCCGCAAGGCGCCGATGAAGGCCAAGCCCCGCCCGCGGCACACCGCGGCCCAGCAGCGTCACCTGACCGCTGTGGCCGGGCTCGGGTGCCTAGTGTGTGGGGGTGGCGCCGAGATTCACCATGTTCGCTCCCTGCATGGGGCCCGGTTGACCCGGAACCACCTGTTCGTCCTCCCCCTCTGCCCCCGGCACCACCGGGTGGAGGGTGGGATGGGTGTCGGGTTCCATGCGGGCTCTGAAACTTGGCAGACCATCCACGGCTCCGAGTCCTCCCTGCTGATCCGCGTCGCCAAACTCCTGAACCCCGACGGCAAGCCCGCCTGGGTTGTCTGCGAGGACTGCGGCGAAATGCTCTGCAACATCCACGATTGCCACACTTTCGATGGGTATTGCGACTGTCCTGAACTTGGCGTCTGGGACCTCATCGGCCTGGACCCCTACGCCTCGGGTGGCGCCCTGTCATCCGAGGCACTCCAATCCCTCGTCAAGGTGGTCTATGCCCAAACCGAAATCCCCTTCTGACGCCCCGGCTGTCCTGGCCCCGCTGAAGGAGCCCGCCCTGGTCCGCCTCCGGGTCGACCAGATCATCCCCAACGCCGGGAACGCCCGCGAACACAACGCCGAGCAGCTTCGCCTGCTCCAGAAGTCCCTGGAGCATTTCGGCATCGTGGCCCTCCCCATCGTCCAGAAGGGCACCAACGTCCTGATCGCCGGGCATGGCCGGGTGGAAGCCCTCAAGGCCGCGGGGCGCCTCTCCGACGTCATTCCCTGCCTCGAGGTCGAACTGACCAACGAGGACGCCCTGGCCTACGCCGTGACGGACAACCGCCTCACCGACCTGTCGTCCTGGAACCTCCCGATGCTGAAAGCCGCCCTGGTCGAGATCGACAACGGCGCCTTCGATGTCGAGTTGACCGGCTTCACCGCCGACGCCCTGGACGAACTGTTCCCCGTCGATCCCCCCGACGACATGGGCCTGAAGGCCGGGGCCGATCCCGACGCAGAGCCCGCCCTCCCTGCCCAGCCCGTCTCCCTTCTTGGGGACCTTTGGGTCCTTGGGCGCCACCGGCTCCTTTGTGGCGACTCAACCAAGGCTGAGGACGTCGCCCGACTCATGGATGGGAAACTGGCCGATCTGGTCCTCACCGATCCGCCCTACAACGTCGACTACAAGTCCGACTCGGCCTCCCTCAAGGCCGCGGGCAAGGGCTCAATCAAAAACGACGCCATGTCCGGGGAGCAGTTTCAGGAATTCCTGAACCAGACCTTCGCCCGGTATGCCGAGGTCACCAACCCCCACGCCGCCTTCTATGTTTTCTACCCGTCCCGGTTCCACATCGAATTTGAGGCTGGAATGCTCAAGGCCGGGCTGACCGTCCGCGCCCAGATTATCTGGGCCAAGACCCAGGCCAGCTTCGGGTTCTCGCAATACAAGTGGAAACACGAGCCCATCTTGATGGGCGCCAAGGACGGCGAGACCCCCCTGGTCTACCTGCCAGCCCACGAAACCGCCTTCTACGCTTTCAAGGCGAAGCAGGCCCCCTTCTGGCAGGGGGATAAATCGCAAACCACCGTGTGGACCGTCGCCCGCGAAAGGAACTACAAGCACCCGACGACCAAGCCCGTCGAACTGCTGCGGAAGCCGATCACCAATTCGTCCAAGGTCGGGATGCTCGTCTTGGACCTGTTCGGGGGCTCGGGGTCGACGCTGATCACCTGTGAGTCCATGGGTAGGCTTTGCTGCTCCATGGAACTCGACCCTGGTTTCTGCGATGTGATCGTCCGCCGCTGGATGGACGCGACCGGGAAGAAGGCCGTATTGATCCGTGGCGGGAAAACCCGCACCGATGTGGAGGTTCCCTGTGGCGACTAAGGCTGGTCCTGGTTCCGTTACAAAAAAGGGATACCTCCGGGTTTACCGTGACGGCAGGCTGCGGATGGCCCATGTCCTTGTGTGGGAGGACGCCAACGGCCCCCTCCCCGCCGGGCTCCAGGTTCACCACGTCAACGGGGTGAAGCTGGACAACCGCCTTGAAAACCTCCTGGCCGTCGACGGGCTCACCCACAAGCGCCTGCACGGAGGTTGCCGGTTGGTGGATGGGCTCTGGTGGAAGCCATGCAAAAAATGCGGGACCGTCAAGCCTGAAACCGACTTTTATTGCTACCCGGCTCACAACGGCTTGTATTACAAATGCAAGGCTTGCGCCTCGACCGACGCTGTGGCTGGAAAGCGCGCCCGGCGCGCGCAGAAAGAGGTGAATCCGTGAGCGCCACCCACTACGCCTGCCCCTCCTGTGATCGGCGCCTGCCTGCTGAGGACTACCACACCCTCGGGCATGAATCCCTTTGCTCCTGCCTGCGGGTGCGCCTTGGTGGCTACAAAGCCCTCTGGCTCCCCCCCATCGTCCTGGCTGGGACCGCCCGCATGGGCCGGGCCCGCCTCGCCCCGGCGACCGCCGCTGACCCCCACGACCTCCACCCTGCCGTCGCCCAGGCCGCGCGCTACCGCGCCGCCCTGCTCCGGATCCGCGACTGGCCCGGCGACTGTGTTGACCACGCTGCCTCCATCGGCTCCCCCAATCCCCACGAAATCGCCGCCGAAACCCTGGAGGACCTGTGACCCTCGCGCGCCTGTTCGCCTTCGGTGGCATCGTCGCCATCTCTCTACGGCTGGTGGGTGCCGTCCACTGGCCCTGGTGGCTGGTCTTGGCTCCCGTCTGGGCCCCGGTCGCCCTCCTCCTCGCCGCCTTCTCCCTCGCCCTGTGGCTCATCGCCCTGTCCGATTAACCCCCCTTCCCGGAGGCACCGTGAAATCCAAGATCCAGAAACGCGCCGAGGCCAAACTCCGCCAGGAGGCCCACATCGCCGGGCTGAACAAGGACCTCCACCACCGCCGAGCGAACCTCGCCGAGTCCAAGGACCCCAAGACGCGCGAGGTATGGGCCGCCTCCATCGCCTCCCTGGAGGCCAGCATCACCGCCAGCGAGGGCATGATCGCCCGCTTTGACCCCCAACCCAAATAAGGAGCCCCAATGCCCTACCACGTCGTCTACGCCATCGCCATCGCCTTCCTGCTTTTCGGGATGGTGGGCGCCCTCATCCTCTCCCGCCGCAACGCCGGGCGGGCCTTCCGCTTCAAGGCTGCGCTGCAGTCCCTGGTCGACCATGAGGTCCCGCTCTGTGCCCAGCACTACCTGCTGGCGAAGGTGGCCCTGGCGAAAGACGCCACGGACGCCCTGGCGTGGCTGGAGGTCGAATACGCCGCTGCGCTGAAGCGGGAAGCCCCCCAGACGGTGCCCTCCGCCCCCTCCCAGCCGCAGCCCGGCCTCCCTGCCTGTGACGCCTGGATGGCTGTCCCTGGTGGCAAGCCCCCCGTCCCGGCCTCCGCCCCCCTGGCCCAGCCCGTTCCCGACTACCCGGCCCCGGTCCAGACCGTCATCATCACTCCCTTTAACGCCCCCCCCACCCACCACGTCGAGCCCTAATGCGCCCCAGCCTCGTCCTCCTGGACCGCGCCATCCAACGCGCCAAGGCTTACGGCGCCCGTCCAGTGGGCGTGGTTGTAGGCCACGACGCCGAGCGAACCATCATCGCCGCCCTGAACGACACCCGGTTCGCCGACGAGGCCGAGGTCCTTCACCTCACCCGGCTTTTCGGCCTGCCCATCCTCCCCTGCACGACTGGGACCGCCTTCCACCTCGCCATCGACTTCCCGGAGCCCGCCAATGGGTAAGCCCCCCTCCCCCTACAAGAACCTCCCCCCGACGCCCCGGCTAATGGGCGCCGTCGACCGGGTGGCCCTGCTCTCTGAGGAGGTCCTGGCCCTGCGGATCCTGCTGGCCTGCACCGTCTGGAAGGCTGGCGGGACCGTCAAGGTGTCCGAGGCCGAGATCACCTACGTCGCCAAGAACTGCCAGATGGACGCGGCTCCCACGACCGACGGCCAGATCCTCACCGTTCTGACCCCCGGCATCCAGGACACGCCCACCCCCTCGACCCTCATCCTTCCGGGGAACTGACCATGCTCCGCTCAATCGATCCCAACGGGGAGTGCCCCGCCTGCATGCGGCTCTGGCGGGAGAACGTCGTTGGCGCCATCTCCCAGGTCGTCCGGCTCTGCCGTGGGCCCGAACTCCGCGGCTTCCAGTGCCCCTGGTGCCGGTCGATGTTCAGCAAGGACGGCGAAATGATCCAGGCCCCCGTTCCCTTGGAGGCCCCATGAGCAGCCTGTCCCCCCTCCCCATCCTGTTCGACCTCGACGCCCACCGGGCCAACCGGGAGGAAGGCATCGCCCGCGCCGCTGGTTCCTCAGACGCCTGGAAGGCCGTCGCCGCCCAGACCATCCTGGCCTGCGCCTATGTCCTGGGCGAATTCACCGCCGACGAGGTCTGGGAGACCCTGGACCGCCAAGGCCACGACCGCCCTGCCAATCCCAGCGCCCTCGGCCCGGTGTTCAGGAACGTCATGAACCACGGCCATATCGCCAAGACCGGCAAGTTCCGGGAGTCCCGGCAGGTTTCCAACCACCGGCTCGTCACCGTCTGGCGGGCGGCATGACCAAGGTGAAGGCTCCCGGCGCCAAAAAGGTCGGCGGCTGGCCGAAGGGGAAGCCCCGCGGCCCCAAGCCCGAGGCCGACCGGATCAATTCGGCGCCCAAGAATCCAGCCCGATTCAAAACCACAACTACTGACTGGGTTGCGGTTCGGAATGCCTATGTCCGAGGAATTGCCCCAAATGAGGGCGAACCCGCCCAATTTCTCGGCCTCGTCGAATTGGCGGGGCGTCTCGGGGTGTCTGAAAGGGCAATTGCCGCCCATTCCGGGGAGGAAAACTGGCCGGAACAGCGCGAAAACTTCCGAAATGAATTGCAATCCCGCGAGGATAAGCAATTGCTCGAAAGGTTGGCGACGCAGAATGTTAGGGCTCGAATGGCCTACTTCTCGACCGCCCTACGGGGGCAGCAGGCAATTGATCGGAAGCTCCGCAATGACGAAGTGAGCGATATGGCCCTCCAGCGGCTCATGGGCGCCCTCCGTTCCTCCCAGCAGGTCGCCGACGTCGCCCAGGGCCGCCCTGCTGACGGGCCCGCCAACGTCCAGAACAACTTCTGGGTTGCCTTCACTGGCGCCCCGGTCGCCCCCGTCCGCGACGCCTTCCGTGACCTCGACGCCGAGGCCATCCCTTCCGTCGGGGTGGTCGCCGCCCCTCCCCGCCCGTAACCCGACCTCCCTGGAGCCCCCATGGCCCGCAAGCCCAAGACCGTCCCTGCCCCCGCCCCTGTCGATCCCGCCATCGAGCGCCGCGCCATCGAGACCGTCGCCCAGGACCTCCTGCAGTGCGCCCATCGTCACAACGACCATTCCCGGAACCTCCGTTCTGAGATGGGTGCCCTCGGCATCCAGGATGTGCCCTCCAGTGCCGACGTCTGCGATGTCGCCGTCGCCATCTCCGTCTCCATCGCCCGAGGGTTGCTGACCGGCACGATCACCACCCGCCAGATCACTACCAGGAAGCCTTGATGCTGCTGGTCCTGGCTGCTGCCCTGGAGGTCCTGGCCGACTTCTGCCTCAAGACCTGGGCCAACGTCGCCCCTTGGGTGTGGCTGGCCTCCGGGGTGGCGCTGTATTCCCTCTCTGTGGTCGCCTGGGCTGCGTTCCTGCGGTCGAACACCCTCCAGCGTGGGGTAATCCTGTTCGCCGCCTCCAACCTGCTCACCGGGCTGCTGGTGGGCCGCTTTTGCTTCGGGGAGGCATTCTCCCCCCGCGGGCTGACCGCCGCCCTCCTAACCTTGGCTGCAATCGTCCTCATGGGAGGCTTCTAGTGCTTCGTGGCTCCGTCTACCCCCGGTTCCCCTGGGGCATCCCCAGCGCCGCCCTGGCGCCCCACATCCCCTTCGTGCTGCCCCCTGTGCCCGCCGCCGTCGCCGAATCCCTTGGGCCGGTAATGGGATGCTGGGCCTGCCTGCATGTCCACCTGATCGCCCTGCAGGACCTCTACCTCGCCGTGGGCCCGTCCCGCGTCACCGCCCGGCTCGAGCAGCAGTTCGAGCAGACCCAGCGCATCCTGCTCCCCTCGGTTGGGCCCGGCCCTCTGGCCCAGCTTGCCATTGTGGCGCGCGCCATGGCCGCGGGCGTGGTGAAGGACCTCGGCCCCCAGGTCAGTTCCTCTGAGGCTGGCTGGTGGGCCGTGTGCGCCCAGGCCGGGTTCGCTCTGGCCGCGTGGTACGGCCTGCACCCTGAGACGCTTCCCGAGGCCGAGCGCGCCCAGGCGCTGAACAAGACCATCCGGGCCGGGGTGGAGGCCATGTTCGGCGACGGGCTGGCCTTCCGGCTGTTCAACGCCGCGACCGGGGACGGCGCCGGGGACCTGCTCAAGCTGGTTGCCGAGGTCCAGTTGACCCTGGAATCGTCCGTCCATCCGGGGATGACCGCGCATGAACCCCTCGTCTGACGCCCCGGCCCTCTCCCAGCTTGAAGTCTCGACCGCGCGCGCCGCGCAGATCCTGGCGCCCCTGGCCGGGATGGGGGCCGAAGGCGCCGCCTCATCCCTCGGCGCCCGGCTCGACCTGTTCGCCGCCGCCTGCCTGAAGATCGTTCCCAAGGGGGGCGGTTCGATGGTGCCCCTCGCCTACAACCCGATCCAGATGGACTACCTCCGGTCCCTGCGCCAGCGGAACGCCCCGACGCCCGGCATCGACACGTTCCGCGGGGTGCGCGACGCCATCGTCAAGCCCCGGCAGCTTGGCTTCTCGACCCAGATCGCGTCCCTCTACTTCCACGACGGCCTGCGGAACCCTGGCCGGGTCACGGTCGTCCTGGCCCACGACCACGACATTGCCCAGATCCTGCTGGAGACCTACCGCGCCTTTTTCGAGCATCTCCCGCCCGAGTTGAAGTCCGGGATCTCCCTGCGTTCCGACTCCAAGTACGAATTCGTCCTGTGCTTTCCGGGCGATCAGGCGACCTCCCCGCCGTCGAAGTTCATCATCGACACCGAGGCCGGGCATCCCTGGCGTGGTGGCCGAATCGACAACCTCCACGCCTCGGAGGCCGCGTTCTACAAGAACTTCGGCGCCTTCATGGCTTCCTACGCCCAGGCTGTGCCCATCGACGGGAACATCCTGTTGGAGACCACCGCCAACGGCCAGAACGACTATTTCCACTTGGTCGAGAAGGCGCTGGCCCTCCGCAGCCCCTACGCGGTCATCTATTATCCCTGGTGGGCTCACCCCGAGTATCTGGTGCCCTGGCCCGCTGGCGAGGCCCCGACGGGCGAGGAAACCGCCCTCATGATCCGCGAGGGCCTGTCCCTGCAGCAGATCGCGTGGCGCCGGGGGAAAATGCAGGACCTGGGAGACCTGTTCCTGCAGGAATACCCCGAGACGCTGCTGGGCGCGTTCCTGTCCACCGGGCGCCCCTTCTTTGACGCCGCCAAGGTGTCCGAGCGCCACCAGGAGGCCCTCGCCGCCGAGCGGCTGGTCCCGGCCCGGACGCCGCGGGCTCATGTCCGGGTCTGGGAGGATCCGATTCCGGGTGAGCAGTATTTGATCTCCGGGGACGTCGCCGAGGGCAAGGACAAAGGCAACACCGACGTCCTGGACCCCGAGCGGGGCGGCTCCGACTTTTGCTCCGCCCAGGTCGTGCTGGTGCGGGACCTGCGGGTCGTCGCCGCCATCCATGGCCGGATCACCCCGGTCGAGTTCGGGCGCCTCTGCATGGGCGCCGGTCGCCTTTATAATTGGGCGGTCATCGCCGTCGAGCGTAACAACCACGGCCATTCGACGGTAGCCACTTTGGAGGCTGCGAACTACCCCCAGACCTACCGGCACCTGGAATACGACCAGGGTGGCTCGGTGTCCTACCTCCGCCCCGGCTGGCCCACCGACGTCAAGACCCGGCCCCTCATGTGCGACGCCCTGGACACGGCCATCCGTTCCGGCTCGTTCCTCTGCCCCGACCCGAATTTTTGGCGGGAGGCTTCCACCTTCCAGCGTGGCCCCACCGGCAAGCCCGAGGCCCTCCCGAACTGCCACGACGACCGGGTGATTAGCGCCGCCATCGCCGTCTACCTCTGCACCCTCGGGCGCAACGCCTGGGGTTGCCCCCCTGCGGCTGCGGGCGCCGACGCCGCGGGCTTCCGGCTCGGCCCGGCCCCTCCGCGCGCTGTGGGGGCTCCTGGCCCGGTTGCGCCGCCCGCGTCGCTCCCGCCCGCCCAGGCCCCGGCCCCCTTGCCCACCCTGCTGGCCCAGACGCCGTGGGAACTGATCGCAAACCAGAAATCCGTGACCCTCGCCTTCACTTGCGCGACCTGCCAATCCTTCCGCGACGGCTTCTGCGCGATCCATCGGTTCGCCTGCAAGGCTTCCGACCCTTCGTGCCCCCTGCATTACCCCGCCGATGCCGCCGAAGGGCTGGCCCCCCTGGCGCCTGTTGATGGTGAGGTTTCCTGGTGAGCGACTTCCAATTTACCCCCGCCAACGGGAACCCGTTTGCCCATCTCGGCGCCGCCGCCGGGACCGCGTATTCCACCCTGGCGCCCCTCGACGAGGTTGCCCAGGCCGGGCAGGAGGTCGTCTCGACCTACGGGGAGGCGCCCTCCGCCGACCTGATGACGATGATGACCAGCTGGATCAAGCTGCAGCAGGCCGAGGCCGTCGCCGGGCGCATGGTGCAGAAGGCCCTGCAGATGACGACCCCCGGAAACGAGGATCCGAAGGCCCGGACCAGCCCCGTCCTGAACCACATGGGCGGGCCGGGCGGGCGCTACATCCCGAAGCAGGGTGTGCCGTTCAGCGTCCTGAAGGGCCTTTCCAAGAGGATCGAGGTCATCCAGGCGATCCACCGGACCCGGAACCGGCAGGTCGCCGCCTTCGCCAACCTCTCAACCTCCAACGACACCACCGGCTGGCGCCTGCGGGCGCGCGATCCCAACGCGATCCTGGACGACGACCACCATGCCTACCTCGCGTGGCTGTCGCAGTTCCTGGAGTGCGGTGGGCGCGAGTTCGACCCTCTGGCCCGGCAGCGGAACAAGCGGGAAGCCTTCGGGACCTTCCTGAAGAAGCTGATCGACGATTCCCTTTGCCTGGATCATGTCGCCGTCGAAACTGTTCCCCTCATCCACGCCCGCGGGCTCGACGCCTTCTTCGTCCGGGACTCGGCGACCTTCATGTTCTCCACCGCCCACTTCTCCGACGGGCTGGCGGCCCTCGAGGCCGACGCTGACTCGTTCCTGATCCAGGAAGTCCAGCCCGGCATGATGGATTCGTTCAACCACGCCGAAATGTCCCTGTTCCAGCGGAACCCCCAGACCGACCTGGAATGGTGCGGCTACGGGCTGTCGGAAGAGGAATCCTCCATCGAGACGATCTCCAATTTCCTGCAGGCCATGGCCTTCACGCGGGAGGGCATCGACAATAACGCCATCCCCCGCGGGATCCTCATGGTGTCCGGGAACTACGACCCGACCCAGATGCAGGCATTCCAGGCGATGTGGCAGGCCAAGGTGCGCGGCGCCCAGAACGCCTTCGGGCTCCCGATGCTGTCCTCCCGCGGGCAGACCGGCGCCGCCCAGTTCATCCAGACCGGCCAGCCGTTCTCTGAAATGGCGTTCTCCAAGTGGATCAGTCTGCAAACCGCCCTGGCCTGCTCGATCTACGGGCTCGACCCGACCGAGATCAACATCGCCCCGTTTGCCGATTCCCGCTCCGCCCTCTCTGGCGACGACACCGGGGAGCGGCTGGCTGCTGCCAAGGACAAGGGGCTCCGCCCGCTGCTGTCCGACGTCGAGTCCTTTGTCGGGGATGCGATCCTCTCCAGATTCGCGCCTTGGGCCCGCCTGGAGTTCACAGGGTTGAACCCCGGCGACCAGAAGTTCAAGGAAACCGAGCGGGCGCGCCTCAGCACGATCAACGAGGCCCGCGAGACCCTCGGCATGAAGCCGCATCCGGTCGACTCCATCGGCGCCCTGCCCGCGGACCCCGGCATCCTTTCCGCCGAGTTCCAGCGTTATCAGGCGATTCTCACCCTCGACGAAGGCCGGAAGTGCTGGGGCGGGCTGGATCCCTACCCCGAGCCCAAGGTGGGCATCATGCCCCTCAACCCCGCGATGCAGGCGGTCGTCTCCCAGGCCATGCAGCCCGAGCAGGAGGGCCCTCCTGGCGAGGAAGGCGACGAGCAGGGGGATGGCCCGCCCGGCGAAGAAGAAGGCTCTGGCGAGGCCCCTGGTGGCTTTGGCGGGGAAGTCTCCGACCGCCTGTCCTCCCTCAAGGGTGGCGGGGGGGAGTGATGCTTCCCAACCCGTTCCGCGATTCCCGTCTTTCCCTTTCCGCCGATCCTCGCGTCGGTGCGCCTCCCCGCTCCATCCTGAAATCCATAGGCCGTCGTGCCGTGGCGATGCCGTCGTCGGCCCAGGAGCAGGCCGAGCGCCCCTTCTGGGGTAAGCACTGGGATCCGGGCGTCTCGGCGGTCGAGGAAGCCTTCTACGGCTGGGGCCAGAAATACCTGCTCGGGATGCTCTCTGGGTGCCTGGGCCGGGCCGTCGCCCCCCGCGCCATCCTGAAGTCTGGCCTTGCCGTGAACCCGCGCGCCCCCATCGACGGCTGGGGTCAGGTCATGGAGTTGTTCGACGGCTCCCGCCCGCCCACCGAGGTCTATGACGGCTGGCAGAACATCGTCGACCGCCTGACGGGCGCCCTGGCTCCCCAGGCGTCCTCTGTCGCTGCCGGGCAGGCCATGGCGATCCGCTCCGCCCTCATGTCCCGCATCGGCGACAAGGTGTTCAATGGGCCCAAGGTCCTCCCGCCCTGGGAGGTCGCCCTGGCCGACGCGACCCGGCTGCAGCGGGAAACGATGGCCTGGACCGCGGCCCGCGGCGCCGAGTATGCCGTGAACCTGACCGCCAACGCCCGCCACTCGATCCTGACCTCCCTGGTGGACTCCCGGCAGGCCCAGGAGGGGCCCAAACTGCTCGAGCGCCGCCTGTTCGACAAATTCTCAGCCCTGAACCGCGATTGGCGCCGCCTCGCCCTGACCGAGTCGGCCATGGCTGTCCAGAACGGGCTGCTGTCGTCGGTCAACCCGAAGGAGGGCTGGCTGGCTGTATGGCATTGCGCCCCGACCGCATGCCCCTACTGCCTCGCCCAGCGCCACCGCCGGTTCCGCGTGGTGTCCGCCGACGACCCGGCCAAGAACGGCGAGACCGATATCTGGCCCGGAAAGAACAACATCGGGCGCTCGGCTCACCGCTACTCGACGAAGCAGGGCAGGTTTCGCGACCGGGCGGAAATGTGGTGGCCCTGCACCCCGGTCCACCCAAATTGTGCTTGCCTGCTCACCCTCCGCGAAGCCCGCGGGCCCCGCCCCTCCTCCCTGAAAGGTTGAGCCATGTCGAATTCGCTCTACGACAACATCCCGAATACCCCTGCCTATCCCGCAGCCATCGGCAACGTCTTTAGTGGCTCTGGCTCTGCCACGCCCGCCGCCATCAACTACACGGTGACCGGGGGGAACACCCCGGAATCAGAACAGGCATGGCTGGACGCGGCGGAGGTCGATCCGCGGAACTACGGCGTGGTGATGAACGACGGCACCGACCAGAGCGCCCACCTCCAGTCCTGCATCAATGCGGTGGGCGCCGGGGGTGGCGGAATCATTCGGATCCCGCCTGGGATCATCTATTGCAATGTGGTCATCGGCTACGGCGGCGTGGTCATCCAGGGCCAGGAAAGCGGGTCCATCAGCCCGACCACCGACTACCTGCGCCCCTTCAACCCGGCCAAGGCTGTGATCCAGTTCGGGCAGGATTCGGCCTATGTGTTCGGTTCCGGGATCCGCGATCTGTGCATCTACGATCCGACCGCCCTGGGCCAATATGGCGTCACCTTTGGGGGCGGCGCGTTCAAGTGTTTTGCCTCCAACATCCACATCATCGGCATGGCTGGGTGGTGCCTGGGCTTCGTCAACGACGATTACAAGCCCTGTTCCTACAATCAGGTGGATCGGATTTCGATCATCACCGGGTCGGTTGCGACCACCAATCTCAACTGTGGCGTGGCCTTCATCGACAAGCACAATGGGGTGTGGTCCGGGAGCGTCAGTGGCACCACCCTCACCGTGACCGGGCCTTCTGGCCCCGCCTTCCAGCAGGCCAATCCGGGCGTAGTCGCCCCTGGCGCGACCATCTCTGCCCCTGCCGCGTGGGTGGCGTCCACCAACTACAGCGCATCTGCCGTGGTCACCAACGGCGGGAACGTCTACTGGTGCGCCACTGGCGGAACCGCCGCGCCCTCTGGCGGCCCCTCCGGGACCGGCGTGGGCATCGTGGACGGCGTTTGCCTCTGGAACTACCTCGGGGCGGCCAGCGGTGCCCTGAACAGCGCCGTCATCCAGCCCTACGGCACCAGCGGCACCACTGGAACGGGTGGGGCGGGAACCTACGCCTTGAGCGCCTCCAGCGCCTCCTGGTCTGGCGTTTTCTTCCACAACGGCCCCGGCTGGACTACGGCCAACCTGATCAGCAATTTCAATATCGTGGCGACCTACCAGGGCCCGCAGATCTACACCGATTCTGCGACCGGGGGTGCGCTCTGCAACGGGTATTTGCAGGGAGCCTTCTCCAGCCAGGGCATCACCATGACCTCCAACTGGGCCGGTGGTGCTGGGATTGAAATCAACAATGTCGATCAGGACTATGTTTCCTATGCGCCTACGGGGTATGCCTACGTCTCCATGGTCTACGACTGCGGCACCGATTCGCGGGTCCAGCAGCAGTGGGCTAATCGGTTCGCGGTGACTGGTCAGGTCAATGTCGGCGGTCAGGTCATGGTCATCGCCGGGCACACGACCGGCTCCATCTCCGCCGGGACAAACACGCTCACGCTCACCAGCCTCCTGGGTGGTCTTGTAAGGCCGGGCCGGGAAGTGCAGATCATGGGCGCGGGCAATGTGGTCAGCACGACCGCCCATCTCGTCCATGTCGCCAAGATCAAATCCATCGCTGGTCTGGTCGCAACCCTCGACACCAATGCGGTCACCACCGTCAGTGGCGTTGATGTGGGCATCGGCGATGTGCAGCCCTACGAGGTCATGGGCCAGCCGCACTCCAGCCTGAATACCAACGAGATCGTTTTCCCCTCGGCCAATGCTGCCAAAAACGACTGCATGAGCGGCATGTATCCCTCGCTCTATCGGGCCGGGAACGGTGGCAACGAGCCCTGGGACGGCTATGGAATGGTCGAGGATCTGTGGACGGCGGCCCGCTATTGGCTCCAGCAGATCGGCACCCAGGCGGCTGGCTGGCTCACCGGCATGTCCTGGAACTCCGGGGTGGTCACTGGCACCAGCGGATCCCCGCATACCCTGAGTGCTGGCGACGTCGTGGTGTTCGACAACTGCGCCAACGAACTTGGCATCAACGGCTCCTTCAAGATCACCAGTGCGCCGTCCACGACCAGCTTCACCTACGCCTCTCCGACCGCCATTGGCAGCGGCAGCGTGGCCTCCCCGGCGCTGATCTCGGCCCGGATCTACAAGCTGCTCTCATTCAAATCGGGCCAGTTCGTCCTGGCGGGTGGGCAGGGTGGCGGCTTGGCGATGCGGTCCCAGACGGACGGATCGGTAAAGGCGGTGATGTATAACCTTTACAATACCGCCCAGTTCAACTTCGTCTGCCCGGACAACGCCCAGAACGGCTTCTTTGGGTTCACCTGGGGCAACAATATTACCACCGGCACCGCTGCCTCCTTTGGATCAGGCGCGTCCAACAAGTTCAGGATGTCGGGGAACGGCGTTTGGCAGTTCATAGAATGCGCGGCCCCCTCCCTGTCCTCCGGTTGGGGCCAGCTTTACGCCGATTCCACCAGCCATCAGGTGATGGTCATGAACACGGCTGGCACCAAGACCCAGGTGAGCCTGGACAAAACCCTGACCACCGCCGGGACTACCGGGGCGCAGACGCTGAACGTGAGCATCGGCACCATCCGAATTGCCGCCGCCGGGACCAGCGTGGTCCTCACCAACAGCCTGATCTCCGCGACCAGCGTGGTCATGTGCTGCCTGGGCACCGTGGACGCCACCGCCAAGTCCGCAGCCGTGGTCACCGCCGCCGGTTCCTGCACCTTCACCCTCAACGCGGCGGCAACGGCTGAGGTCGCCATCTTCTTCTGGGTCATGAACTAGTTTCGCAAGGATCCACAAGATGCACTTTTGTTGGCTGGCCGAGGCGCCGAACTACCCCGGAGTTTATGCGGTCGGCGTCTCCCTCGGGAATCCTCCCCACACGGTTGCGACCGCCAATCCCGCCCTGGCCCGTCGGTTTTCCGACCGGGCCGAGGCCGCGGGCTGGTGCGCCTGCAACCCCATCCCGTATTTCATCCCGGTCGAGGTCCCCTTCGCCGACCGTGAAAGGCAGAATGTCGAAGTCTCGGAAGGTGCCTGAAGCCCCCATTGACCCGCCTGGGAGCGCCCACGATCCGTTCAAGGCCATCCTCCGGGCATCCGACCGGGCTTATGCCGAATACTGGGCCACGCTCGATCCCCGGCAGCAGGCGCTCATGCCTCAGCCGTGATCCCGGTCGTGGTCGTGATGGTCGAGCATGGTGTCCACCGCCTTCCGGATCTGCTCGTGGGTGTTCGCCATGGCGTAGTCGTAGGCCAGAAGCTCGACGTCATGGTGCTGCAGGATCCCCTGGCCGACCAGCCAACGGTAGGAAAGCTGGGCCTCGCTGAATCGGTTGAGGGCATTTCGTAGTTCATAGACGGGGTGGGTGGGGTCTGTCCTGCGCCGTCTCTGGTCCTTCTCCATTCGTCTCTGGTCCTCCTGTAAGGCTTTCCAGCCTACACGAAATAACTTATTGAGGAAGTCACAATCCGCAAGGGTTCGCGCGGTCTATGCGTATTTTTGCCGGGGATTCGCATAATCGGTGCCTATGTGTTGGCAATGGGCGACGGGGGTATCCGATAAACCAAGAGCCCCTTTCGGGGCCCATGCTCGGTTGCCTTTTCGCCTATCCGGCTTGCGGGTGGCTCACCCCTCGCGGCTGTCCACGATCCAGTTGAAGGCGGTGGAGAGGTCGTTCAGCCAGCCCGCGCCCAGGCCGGTCCACATGGTTTCTTCGCCCAGGCGCGCGCAGGAATCTTCCCATTGCCCGATGGCGGTGGCGCGGGTGGCGAGGGACGGCTCCCGGTTGAAGTTGTCGAGGGCCTCGCGGGTAGCGGCCAGTGCGTCCTTGATCTCTTGCTCTTTGCTCATGGGGTTCTCCTTCACCGCCAAAGGCCCCTCTCGGGGCTCCAGGCGGGTGCGGCGCGCTAGAGGGCGAGGAGTTCTTTGATCAGCTTGGCCCGCTCCCGCTTGCCCTCGCGGGCCAGGATGATGACCGTCTGGGCCGCGCCGAAATGGCTCCAGTTCTCCAGGTTGATCCGCTTGGTCCCGATCATCAGGCTCTCCACCTTGCCCTGGCAGATGGCCTGGACGTCCGCGTCGTTCAGCCAAGCCATGAGGGTCGCGTCGCATGGGCGGGGGCTGAGGTGGGTGGGGGTAAGGGCTTCGGTCTTGATCATGGTGGCTCCTTGTGTGACCTCAGTTTCGGCCATCCGGTGCCGGTAGTCAATCTGGAAATCCACTTTTTTTTGTGCAAAAGAAAACCCCCGAGGGATGGACCTCTCGGGGGACTGCTGGACGCCCTCCAGCGGGGGTGAATGGTTGCCGGTCTTTCCCGGCTGTCATGCCTCCCCGCACCAACCGGGGCACTGTCCTACCGCTTTCGCGGCGTCACGGATTTGAACCGTGTCCTTCACCAGATCTCGGCAAGCGATGGGGAATCGAACCCCCCTGCGGCTGGGGCGCCGTGGCGCCGATTGGCGGGGGCTTCACGTTCTGGCCCCCCTGCGACGGGTTTTGCGCGCCCGGTCGACGGGCGTTGGCTGCAGGTTCTCTGAGGTGGGCGACCGTCGCTTTCGGTGGGGTGTCCAGCCTTGCGGCGACTCCCCCTGGGCTCGTATCCAGCGCCTCGTTCTGGGATTGTTTCGTGGGCTCCCTCGGGCCCAAGCACCCTTGCGGGTCGGCGTACTAGACGATTCCTGCCTCAGATTTCAAAGAACTGTTTGGGCGATTATGCCCGATTTGGGCGAGGCGTCTAGTGCGCGCCCATCGTCCCCATTCTGGCGGCGACGGCGACCACCAGCGAGATCGTAAACCCCACGGCGCCGAGGATGAGAAGGGCCGGGATCGCGGCGAGGGCCCACTTGATCATGAACATCACCATCGACCAAAACGGCAGATCGACGTCGACAACGACCACCGCCGTCCCGATTCCTGTTGGTCTTTCGCTCATGTGGGGCTCCTTGGTTGAATGGATGGTAGCGCCTTTATGGTTGGTGCCAGATGATGGGGTGATCGTAGGCGTTGTGGAGCGGGTTGTCCTTCTCCATGAGATCGCTGGGGAGCCCGCGGCCTTGCGGTGAATGGATGGTGACGCCCTGGGTTTCCCATAGCCAGTGGGCGCGGGCCTTGCGGGTTTTGAACGCGTGGAGATAGTAGCCGTCCTCGCAGTTCTCGACACCCCAATAAATGTCCCTCTTTTCTGGCATGCTCCCTCTGGTCAGTAGGGCCAGCCGCACTTGCGCGCGGACTCGACCGTGTGGTGCGTCGCCTTCTCCCACTTCGGGTCCGGGAGGCCAACGATCCGGGTCCGTCGGCTCCAGCCGTCCCAGGCTTCCGGGAAGCTGACCCAGCCGTCCCGCGGGGTGCAGCCGAGGAAGGTCCCCTTGGCCGGGCTCTCGAAAAGCAGCGGGTTGACGTCGTGGTCCCGGCAGAGGTCGGTGATCTTCGACGCGACCAGGGCGTCGTGCAGGGGGCGCTCGTTCCGGGCCCAGGCGCGCAGGGTGCGGTCGGCGACGCCCACCGTCTTGGAGAGGGATCCAACCCCGCCCATGGCTCGGGCCAGGAGGCCCCACACGCCCGGCATGGTGATGGGCTGGCCCATCTTGGCCTTGGGGTTCATCGGGCGCCTCCTTCGGTCGGCATGGTCTGATTGAGTTTGTAGGCTCGGGTGAGCCCTTCGTGGGCCCGGACGTCGGCGCCGCGCACAAACTCCATGCGGTAGCCGTCGGGGTAGTGCGCCCGGAATTCTTCGTGCCGGTCCTCCCTGGTCCCTTCCAGGACGCCGAGGTCCGCGGGCATGTAGGCTTCGGACGAACAGGTGTGCCCGCCCAGGCCCGTCCCGTCCTCGGCCAGCAGGACGGCCTGCATCCAGCCGTGGGAGCCTCCGTTGTTGAACCCGAAGATCACCGGCAGGTCGGCCACCGGCTTGCCGTGGGGGTTGAAGATCGCCGTCCTGCGCCCTTCGTAGTGATGAACGTGCTGGGCTTCGTAGAGGGCTTCTGCCGCTGGCGTGGTCATTTCTGGCTCCCGAAATAGGCGTCGATCTTGGCGGTGATGTCCTTGGCGATGCCCTCCCAGGCGTCGGGGTTGATGAACTGCTTGGACCGCCCCTCGGTCGGGATGGGGTTGGCGAGGACCCGCTTGGCGTAGTCCTGGATCCCCTGGATGATGAACGCCTGGACGAGCCCGCCGTAGGGGCTGAATTCCATGAGTTCGGTCACGAATTCGGTGTTAGTGGAAGGCTGCTTTTGAAAGCGGGGCATTTCGGGCTCCTTAAAGGCCGTAGGTTTCGGTGAGGGCGTCGGCGGGGTTCCCGGCGAAGCTGAGGGGGGATCCCGCGGCGAGGCGGGCGCGATAGGTGATCTTGCCGTAGATCATGCCGACCCCGTTGTCCCGGTCATCCTGGCGCGCCATGCTGATCGCCTTGGCGGGCGTGGGCGCGAAGTAGATCCGGGATTCGCTGGTGCCGTCGCAGGCGTAGGTCTGGGTGACCAGGAAGTCGCGGGAGGTGGTGAGAGCCATGGGTTGCTCCTTACTTGGCGGTGGCGATGGCGGCGCGGAGGGCGTTGTTGCTGGCGGCGACCTCGGCGTCCAGGGCCTTCTTGGCGTCCCGGAGGGTGCTGTAGCGCCAGTCTCCGCTGAAGGCGGGGACCGCCCAGAACCCGCTGTCGGTGCGGTTGATCGCGGTCCCGCGGTAGGTGTAGCCGTTCAGGGTGCGAGTGGCGGTGGGGTTGGTCATGGTACTCTCCTTGTCTGAACCAACAATCGGTCATCCTGTGCCGCTTGTCCATCCCTTTTTTTAATTCTTTTCGACCGGGAGATTCTAAATCCAGGTCCGGGGCCGGGCGCCGCCGACGACCATGGCGGCGATGCTCCGGTTGAGGTCGGCGGCTTCCCGGCGCGTCAGGCTGGCGACGGCGAGGACCTTGTCGGTGGCTGTGTCGACGAGGCTGTGGGCGGTCCTGATCGGTTCGCTCATCCGTAGACCTCCTGCGCCATGCGGAACGTCTGGTGGTGGAGGTCGAGGACTTTCTGGATCGGCTCTTGGTAGCCCCCGGCGAGGTTCCAGGCAATCGGGATCCCGAGGTTCCGGGCGATGGTGAACATGCAGAGGTCCCGCGCGGCCATCTGGTCCGTGGTCAGAACCCCGCCGAGGGGATCGTCGATGTGGGGGTCCGCGCCAGCTTGGTAGATGATGAGGTCGGGGGCGAAGTCCCGCAGGGCGTCCTCCTGCTCGAGCATGGCGATCAGGTAGTCCTGGCCGTCGTCCCGGCGGTGGAAGTGGCGCCCGAATGTGTAGTGGTAGATCTGGTGGCGGTTGGGCTCCCCTTTGAGGATGTCGTCGGTGCCGTTGCCGTAGTGGGCGTCGGCGTCGATGATGGCGACCCGCTCGGCCCGCCCCTCATCCAGCATCGCCAAGGCGGCGACCATCAGCCCGTTGAAGGTGCAGAACCCTCCGCCGAAGCCCCAGCCCGCGTGGTGGAACCCGGAGACCAGGGCTGCGGTCGGGCGGTCGGGGCGCGCGTAGCGGCAGGCGTCGAGCATGGCGCCGCAAGTGTAGGGCAGCGTCGCCGCCAGCTTGAGGTCCCGGTTGCCGTGGCCGTTGGGGGTCCGCCCGTTCAGGATGCCCTTGACGTAGTTGGGCTCATGGGCCCGCTCGAGGTCCTGGCGGGTGGCGGGCCGCGGGGCGACCAGGAAGGACGCGGGAAGCTGCGCGGCCAGCAGGGCGGGCTTGCTCGGGCTCGGGCTGAATCCGAGGCCGGGGGCGCTCTGCTTGGGGGTGTAGAAGGTTGGGATCCGTTTTGCCATTGGGTGTTCCTTTCACGACCGCAGCCCCCTCTCAGGGGCGTTGGGCGGGTTGGTTGGGGCCTAGTCCTCGGTCAGCGACTTGATCGTGTCCTGCCCGTTGCCCTTCCAGGCGTTCTCGACCAGATCCGCGGCGCGGCTGATGCCCTGGCCCAGCTTGACGCGGATGGAGACCGCTTCGTTCATCATCGCCAGCCCGTCGGCGGGGGCGTTGAAGTTGTGCTTCGTGAAGGTGTAGATGCTTCCGGCCATGGTGGCTCCTTGTGGTGGGGTGGGGGTTAGGCGGTGGCGGGGATTTCGCGGAGGGTGTGGGCCAGGGAGTCGACCTCCATCAGCGGGATTTCGGTGTGGGTGACCGGGATGCCCGCGGTGTCGAGGTTGGCGTTGCACCACTTGGCCCCGGCGATGCGCGCGGCCATGGGGGAGGTCGCCGTGGCGATGGGGCGGGTGAGGTTGCTGCCGTTGGGGGCGAAGGCAATGAAGGTCCGCATGTGGGCTCCTGGGTGGGTGGGGTTGCTCTCTCACCAGCCCGAGCCCCTTTCGGGGCTGGCTGGCGGCTGGTGGGGGTTAGAGGCGGGAGGCGCAGACCGGGCCGATCCCGCGGGTGACGCTGGCCGGGTCGGTGAGGGTGGCGCCGCAGATCATGCAGACCCCGGTGGCGTGGCCGAGGGCGCAGGCTTCGTCCAGGGTCAGCCGGTTCTCGGCGCGCAGGGTGCGGATGGCGCCGGGGGCGTAGGCGAACCGGCCCTTGCCGCCGCCGACCGGGAGGATCAGCTTCATCGCGTAGGTGCGGTCGGGGTTTTCCTTCCCGGCTCGGACCTTGTAGACCTCGCCGTCGAGGAGGTAGAAGCCGATCTCGGCGGGCTCCGCGGGGGTGGCGCTCTGCTGGGCCTGGGGGCGGGGAAGGGCCTTGAGGGCGTCGATGCAGTAGCTGGCCTGGGCCGGGGTGAAGGTGGCCGGGCTGGCGTTGCGGGCGGTGATCAGGCTCACCAAGGGGGCCGGGAGGGTGTTAAGGGGGTGCTGGGCGGTCAGGCTGTCCATGAAGCGCAGGGAGGCTTCCGAGGCGGTCCCGGTCGTGCGGGGGGTGAAGGTGCGGGCCTGGGCGGGGCGGCGTCCACTGCCGTCGTAGCGGGGCTCGACGTAGGCTTGGTTGTTGCTGGGGCATCCGTAGCGGTCGGTGTGGTAGAAGGCCATGGGGTGGCTCCTTTCGGTTTCGGCGTCCGTCGCCGTAAATCAACTATCGGCCTTTTGGTGCCGGTAGTCAACGGGATTGAGAAAATACTTTCGGCGGCGGGCGCGTCATAATAAAGGTGTGCGCGGGGGCTGTATGGGCTGGGTGAATGGGATGCAAAAGCGGGGCGATGTCTGGTGGGTCCGGCTCCAGCACAACGGCAAGGAGATCCGGCGCTCGACCGGCAAGCGGTCGCCCGAAGCTGCCCGTCTCTGGTTCCTGGAGTTCCGGACCACCCTGGACGAGATCGCCGACGGCAAGGCCCCGGCCCCGACCATCGGCGCCTTGGTCGCCGCCTGGGAGCGGGCCCATCAAAACATCCATTGCGAGGAACACCTGAAACGCGTCCTCCGGGATATCCGGTTCTACGTCCTGGTCCGGTTCGATAACCTCCCTGCCGACCAGTTGACCACCGACATGATGTCCCAGGTCAGATCCGACTTCTTGGGCGGCTGTGGCCCGAAGGGGAGGGACCACACGCGCCTCGGCGCCAACGGGGTCCACCGGCACATGCGCCTCATCTATAATTGGGCCGTCGCCGTCGGCAAGCTGAAAGAGGTCCCCTGGAAGCTGACCGCCCTGAAGGTGTTTCGGAAGCCCAAGCTGGTCCTCGACGCCGACAAGGTGGACGCGTTTCTCGATGGGGTTAAGCGGGCCCGGAACCCGCACGTCCTGGTGGCGGTCATGTCGCAGCTTTACCTCGGCCTGCGGGAGTCCGAGGCCCTGCATATGCGCTGGGAGCATTTTGGGGAAGGGCTGAGAACCCTGGTGCCCGGCAAGTGGTCCTCGGAGGGCGGCTTCAAGTCGAAGGGTGGCGAGGCCGTCGCTCTCCCGGTGCCCGAGGCCATGCGGGAGGCAATCTTGGCGCTGTTGCCCGCGGGCACGGAGATTCCGTCTCAGGGCTGGGTCCTTCCGGCTGAGGATGGCCTGCCCCACCGACCGAAGTTCCAGCGGCGGGCGATCACGCGCGGCGGGAAGGCGGCGGGGGTTCCCGGCCTGACCTCCCACCGGCTCCGCGGAACCTGCGCGACCTTGATGGCGCGGGCTGGGGTGGACATTTTCGTGATCCAGGCGTTCCTGCGCCATGAGAGCATCAAGACCACCGAGCAGTATGTCGAGGTCCACTCGGGGGACCTCAAGGCCGCCCAGGAGACACTAATGGGTCGGATCACAGGTCGGATCACCCCTTTGAAAACGCCGCGTAAGACCACGGCATAACAACACTTACGGCGACCGACCCGAGTTCCATGGGAACCTGGGGCCTCCCCCCTTAAAACTCAGACGCCCAAAACAGCAAGCCCCAAAGTTTCAACACTTTGGGGCTTTTCTTCCACCTGTTGATCCCGTCTGGAAGATGTGCTTTTGGCGTTCCTAAGTCTAATGTTCTTGGCTAAACAGGGAGTAGGTCGGATCAAAGGTCGGATCATGGGCCAGTCTCAAAATGGGGGGCGCCTAATTGAGACTGGCGCCGAAGAGGCGTTCTTGCCGATCCGCCCCAAACGGATCGGCAGTTTCTGCCTCAACGGGCCTGGATCGTGACCGTGATGCTCCGCTCGTCGGTTCGCCCCGCGGAGGTCGTCACCGTGTTCGACGCGGTGTAGGTCGTCCCAACCACCCCGGCCTGGAGCCATGCGGTCGTGATCCCCCCGCTGATCTGGCTGGAGAGGACCGAAAGGTCGCTGAGGTTGGCGGTCGTCTCGCTGGTGATCGCCCAGGTGGACGTTCCAATCGTCTCCCCGGTGAGCAGCCAGCTTCCCCAGGTCAGCGAATAATCCAGGATGGCGCCTGGGGCTTTGACGTAGCTTGCGACGCTCATGGCGACTCCTGTTTATCCGACGTAGAGGGGGCCGGTGGCGGTCCCGGTGAGGTTCCAGGCGCTGGCGTTGGTGAACACCGACGCCCCAGAAAGCAGAGTCCCATAGGCGACCAGTTCGCACTGGCCGAAGGTGGGGTAGATATACATGCCGCTGTGGGCATCAGGGAAGCATCCCATCCCGCCGAAATAAGTGACGGTGCTGGCTCCGCTCGGGTTTGGCGCGGTCTGCCCGGCAAAAATGTTAAATCCACTGGCGTAGCGGGTTCCGTTGATCCAGATTTCGCCGACGCCGTTTGCCGCCATGGTCACGGTGACCAAAAACAACCGCCCGATGGGCGAGTGGTCGGTGATGCCGGGCGGCGTCGCTGTCGCCTGGGTGACGGGGCTACTCCAGTCGGTCGGGGACGTTGCTGACGTCGTGGTGACGATGGAGAAGGTGGGCGTCGCCGTGTCGTTCTCTGAAAGGACAAGCTGAACGCCATGGGTGTTTCCGCTCGAGTCCCGGAATTTGAAGGCCCAAACTGGCACAGCGACGGTGCATTGGGAACTGTTGATCTCCATGATGGCGGAACTGATCGTCTGAAACGGGAGGCCAGTGAAGGTGTCGTTGAGGATGGATTGGGCGTTCAGGATCGGAGCATTGTTCACCGGGAACCCAGGCGGAATGGCCGCGGAGTAGAAGCTGTAGCCGATGGCAACGTAGACGCTGGCGTCCGCGACGTAATACTGCTGTGTTCCCAGGATGGTCGGGGGATTGAGGTTTCCGCCGCCAAGCTGCGCGACTGCAAAATTGCCGTTCCCCGAGAAGTCGAAAAGCTGCGGGGTGGCGCTGTCGGGGACGTACATGTCCCAGGCGATCACCGAATTCGTGAGGACGCTTCGACCATGGAAGGGCGGCACAATGTCGATGGTGACCGGGCTCGGGTTGACGGTGATCGGGCTTCCGTCCAGGCTGATCGTGAGGGTCCTGGTGGCGTGGCTGCTCACCGCCGGAACAATGAAGGTCATGGTGCCAATGCCGGTCGTCCCGTTCCAGGCCATCCCTGTGACGGTGTAGGCGGCTGCGGTGTTGTCGACCAGCGAGAACCGGGTGTAGGCGGGCGCGTAGCCTGCGGGGACTTGGTTCAGGGCGTTCAACGGAAGCAGGGAAAGGTTGCAGGAACTTTGTGAGACAAGGGTCGGCATGGATGGCTCCTAAACGTTGACAAGGACGACGTAGGTGTATGCGCTTCCGAGCGCCGTCGGGGGGCCCTGGACTGCGTTGGTATCAATGAACCCAATGGCGGGCCCGCTGGTTAGGGGCGCAAGGCCAATATGGCTCTGGATGGCGCTGGTCATGCCGTTCTCGCCAATCAGTAGGATCTCGAAGTGGGTGGGCCCACCGATGGCGCCTTCGCCAATCCCAGAAATGTCCCAGCGAGCTACGCCGTCGACGTAGGGGGTGGCTGAGGCGAATGTCACCGGGACCGGCCCGTAGTCCACCATCGGCGTCGGGTAGGCGCGCAGTGCCGTTCTGAGGACCGTGGTGGCCCTCGGTTCGTTGGGGATGTTCGTGGCCCTCGGCTCCCTGGAGACCTTGGCGACCCGCGGCTCGGACGGGATGGTGAAGGACCGGGCCTCCGCAAGAATTCGCGTCGTGCGCTCTACAGCCGGAGCCTTGGCGGGATCTGGGATGATGGCCGTGGCTGTGGCTGTGGCGGAAACCTGGGCACGGAAGTCTCCACCCGACAGGTTTCCGATTGCCAAGGCCAGGGCGGCGGCTGCAGCCCAGAACTGGGTCCTGGTGGAAAGGGTTGCCGTTTCAAGCGTGACGACCTGGGCCGTGGCAGCGAAGAGGACCCCGGTCGTCAGGCTGGCGGTTGCTGTTCCCTGTGCTGCGGCAGTGGCACCCAGGTGGGCCCCCGTCTGCAGGTTGGGCGCCGGGCTGGCAGATGCGTTTGCGCTGGCTGTCGTCGCCATGGTGATGGCGGTCGTGAGGGCGCCAGTGGCGGTGGCTACAGCCTGGGCCGTGTCCGCGAACTGCGAGGCGACCCCGTAGAGGGTGCCAGTCAGGGCGCTGGCGGTCGCCGAGGCGGTCGCTGCCAGCTTGATTGCCGTGGTCATGGCGCTGGTGGCGCTGGCCTGGGCCGCTGGAGTAGCGGCAAGGCTGGCGCTGGTTCCCGCGAGTGTGGCTGTCGCCGTCGACACAGCGGCGCTGGTGGTCGCCATTCGGATGGCTGTGGTGATCCCTGCCGTTGCGGTAGCTGTCGCCGCTGCTGTCGCCGCTGCTGTAATGGCCGTGGAGAGGGCTGGCGTGGCCGTGGCGGCGCTGGCGGCTGTCGCAGCTAGTTTGATGGCCGTGGTGAGGGCTGTGGCGCTGGTGGCCGTGGCGCTGGCTGTGGCGGCGAAGTGTGCAGCCCCTCCGCCCGACGTCAGGCGGCGCCCCATGCCGTTGATCATCCCAGAGTTGACCAGCATGCCGTTGACCGGCCCGCCGTAATTCCCAATCGTGCCGCCGCTGGACGTCGTCAGGGCGGACGTCGCCGTGGCCGTGGCAGTGGCAGAAGCGGCTGCGGTAATGCTGGTCTGGAGGCTCCCTATCGGTGTTGCCAGGGCCGCCGGGGTTGCCGCCAGATTGATGCTGGTCGTCAGGGCGCCCGTTGCGGAGGAGAGGGCGGTCGGCGTCCCGGTGAGGTTGATTCCGGTCGTAAGCCCTGCGGTGCTGGCTGCGACGGCGCTGGCGGTTGCGGCTGCGGTGATGGCGGTGGTCAGCGGGGCGGTGCTGGTGGCTATGGCTGATGCCGATGCCCCGGCCAGGATTGCCGTGGTCAGCCCCGCCGTGTTCGCAGCCTGGGCTGAAACCGTGGCCGCAAAACTGGCCGCACCTCCCCCTCCGGTCACCTGGGAGTCATAGGCGACCGTATTGAATGGGTTGGTGTTGAAGCTGCCAGCGGCCATCCCGGCTCCAGGTTACAGGTTGGCGGGATCGGTCGGTGCGGGGGCGGGCGCGGGGTTGACGTAGAGGGCGGTGGCCCTGGTCATGTAGTCCTCGGCCAGCCACATTGCGATGGCGGCTCCGCTGATGTTCTGGGTCGTGCCAGTAACCGGGTCCGCGATGCTGTAGACCGCCGTTTCGATGGTCGTTCCGGGGATCGAGAAGCTCTCGGCCTGGACGCCGCTGTGGCTGACCCCGCTGGCGTCCACCTGGAGATCCTCCTGGTGGTAGGAAACGGTCTGGCTTCCCTGGTAGGGGTTATTGATCTCCACGCGGAAGGCCCGGCGCTTGGTCTGGAGGGACTGGACGGGGGTGAGGAAAAGGTCTGCGGCGGCCATGGCGGCTCCTAGTTGAGGACTTCGATGGTGCAGGTTTGGGTGGTGTAGACGGTCCCGCTGGCGGTCCCGTTGGTGGCAGACACGTTGATCGTGTAGCTTGTCGCGGCGACAACCGTGGCGGCAGTGGTCGTGCCGATGGGGATGGCAGTGGCCGTGATGCCGGTCGTGCTGTTGCTCACAACGAACTTCCCGCCCGCCATGACGCTAGTGGTGGACCGACAAACCATGTCGAATTCAATGGTGAACGGCATGGAGGTCATGCTGGCCGTCAGGGTCAGGGACGGGCTGGCGACCACCGTTACCGGGGTGCCAGCGTTGAGATAGAGCGTGATGACGGTGGTTCCAGGAGTGGCGGCGGTGGTCACCGTCCCAATTACGCGGATGCGGATGGTTTTCCCGGTAAGCGTCCAGGAAGCGGGCAGCACGGCGGTCCCGACCCCAGTGCCGAGAATGTTGGTGATCGCCGTGTTCGCGCCGTTGGTTCCGGCTGCCGTCATCGTAAACATCGTTCCGACAGCCATCTGCTTCAGGCCGTCCTGGTAGGTAGCCAGCGCCTTCTGAGTGCTGTCCTGCCAGATCATGCCCGCCGTGGTGCCGCCCGCGTAGGCCGTGAATATCGCGGCCTGGGTAAATGTGCTGCTGACGCTGAGCGTCTGGGCTGCGCTCCAGGTATTTGCGGCCCCCAGATAAACCAGGGTTCCGCTGCCGGTCGGGAATGTGGGGGTGGACGCCGCCGTGGTCGTTAGGTTGAGCGTGTACGCCCCAGTTGTCTGGAGTGTGGACCCGTTTACGAGAGTGAGTGTGGCCGATGTGGTAGGCGCATTGATAAGCACCTTGTTAACGATGGCATTGCCGCCACTGGTCACCTGGAAGCAAGAACCGTTTGTCCCATTCCCAATATTGGTAGTCCCGGTTCCCGAATTCGTCAGCCAAGCGTTTTGCCCAGTGTCTTGGTTGAGTTTGAGGGATGAATTTGCGCCGGTTTCGGTGAGCCAGAAGCTGGCAGAGGCTGCGGTTACCGAGCAGGTTCCAGTGGCGGCAAAATAGCCGCAGTACAAATTCCCCGACATCCATAGGTTCCCGCCCATGCCCAGGCCGCCCCCTAAAACCAGGGATCCCGTTGTGACGCTGCTGGAGACCTGAGTGCCGGTAACGGTGGCTGAACCGACATTGAGCGCCCCAGAGATGCCAACGCCTCCCGTAACGATCACGGAGCCAGTCGTGGTGCTGGTGGATGCGATGCTTCCCGCCACCGTTATGCCGTTGGGGAATCCGACAATATTTGATCCAGGCAGCACTTGCAGGTAGTTGGCGGTTGCGCCAGGGTTCGCAATGGCAAAATCTTGGTTCGTCCCACCGCTATGTGCCTGGATGATGAAGTTGCAATAATTATTGCTGAAAATAGCGCCTGGGATAGATGTGGTTGAAATCTGAGAAAGGGTTATTTGGGTAAATACGCCAGTGCTGGGGGCTGTAGCTCCAACGGCCCCATTCAGGGATCCGGTCAGACCTTGAGGGAATACCGGGATATTCGTCCCGGTTGGAACCTGGAGGTAGTTCGCGGTATTGCCTGGGTTCGTTAGCCCGAAATCGTAGAGCGAACCGCCAGATTTTCCAAAGATGGTCATAAAGCAGTAGCTGTTTCCCCCGATTCCACCAGCCGGGGTTGTCCCGTTTTGGGCAATGGTGAGACTGGTAAAATTCCCAGTCCCCGGCGTGGTGCCACCGATAGGGCCGGGGGATGCGAGGTTGACGGTGCCGAGGGCGGTTCCCCCCCAATAGAGCGCCCCGCCCGAATTGTAGAGGGTATTGGTCGTGGTGGATGGTGCGCCAGAGGGGATCACCAACCCGGTGCTGGCGGCGAGGTTCACGGCCCCCCCGAACCATGCCGCACCAGCCACGCCGATGCCGCCCGCCACCTGGAGCGCGCCAGAAGTGGTGCTGGTGGATGCGGTGGTGTCCCCGATTCCAACAATTCCCGCGTTGGAGAAAAAGGCGTAATTAAGGGTGGCACCCGCTGAAATGGCGTTTACATAAATGCCGTAGGCGTTGGTGATGGCCCCTGCCGTTTTAGAAACACTCGCGTTCATCCCAACGGCATTCGTGATGGTCCCAGCGCCACTGTTGACTACGCCCCCAACGAGGCCATAGGCCCCCCCCATTGTCCCGGCGGTAGCTTGGTTCTGGGCCAATCCGTAAAGCCCGGTTATGCCAATTGTTAGGTTGTTGGCCCCGGCATAATTGCCGATTGCCACTCCCCCCAAAATGCCCTTGGCATTGTCGGCGGTGGTGACCATGCTGGATTTTGCGTAAAAGCCATACGTTGTGGCCGCTGGGTCGGTGGTGGTCATGTTGTTTTGGAGGGTTGCGGTGGCATTGGCCGACCCGACATTCCCAGCCACAAGGCTTCCCGTATTGATCTGCCCGGCCACGCCCAGGCCGCCCGCGATGGTGAGCGCGCCTGTCGTGGTTGTGGTCGATGCCGTGGTATTGGCGATATTCACAGGGCCGTTGGGATTGGTTTGCATGTCGCGCATGGCCTGGGCGACCGGCCTGATCTCAATGATGCTCCCAGAGGGCCATCCGGCTGCGCTGGTGCCGTCCTGGGCGCGGATGACGGTCAAAGTGGTCCCGGACAGCCCGGTGACCTTGACAATCTCCCAGGCCGTGTTTGTGGCGTTGGCGATGGTGGCGTAGTAGTAGTCGGGGCTGGACGGGGCGGGGAATCCGGTGGCCGAGGTCAGGGCCAGGGTGAGGTCGGTCGAAAGGGCCGCTCCCGACAGGGCGGTGCTGGCGTTGTTGGAGAAAAGCTGGCTCATTTCGGGATCTCCAGAATCGTGTTCCCGGTGGCCCGCTCAATGGCCTCCGCAACCCTCTCGGGGGTGGGGATCACGGCGAGTCCGAGGATGTCGGCCACCAGTTCCGCGCACTCCTCGCCGTGGTGGCGCGGGGGAATCCCGAACCCGGCCAGGATGGCGTCCAGGAAGCCGTAGCCGTTCCCCAGGTGCTGCATGGCCCGCCGCAGTTCTCCGGGCTCCCAGGTGCGCCCCACCTCCTGGTAGGCGTCCGGCGGATCGAATGAAACCGGGACCAGCCGCACCCCCGTCAGGGGCAGGGATTCCAGGTAGCACTCCAGGCCATCCACGGTGCAGCCGATGGCAACGTGGTCCCAGGCGCTCCGCGTGATGGTGCGGACCAGCCAGCCGATGACGCTTTTCCCGCGCCAGTAGTAGAGTTTCATCGCGTCCCCCTACCCGCGCACAGCGTTTGCGAGACCGCCGATGCTGGCGGTTGCGGAAGCGACGTATCGGAAGAAATCAAACGAGGATGTGATCGTGACACCCGATCCGCTATTGACGGAACCGAGGCCGATGTAGGTTGGGGTCAGGGTTGGGCTAAAGCTGACCTCGGCCCAGGAAATGCCATCCTTGGATGTGGCGGCGTAGTAGCTGGCTCCAGACCGTCGAAGTCGCAGAAACCCGTAGGAAGGGCCGTATCCGCCAACGTTGAAAGGGTTTGATAGGCCAGGGCCGAAGGCCGCTGAATCCCCCACCGATTCAAACGCCATCGATCCATTGTTCAGTAATCCGGCGTAACACCCGAGCCCGGAACCAGGGGTTAGGGTGTTGCTCATGTAGAATCCGCCCCCACTGAATGCGGCGGTGGCATTGTTGACGCTGATTTTGGTAAAAACGGTGAAATCCCCAGCGGGAAGTGCCTGCATGATTGAAGGCCGGTGGTCCCCGGTGGACGGGACCGTCATGGTCATCTGCCCTGGAACCGTCGCCCCGAAGTCCATGGTCATGTAGGTTCCCTGGACCGTCGTCCAGATTCCCGACAGGCTGGTTCCGGTGAACTCGTCGTCCATGGCGCTGGGCGAGGCCGGGGGCTGGACTGGGTCGTAGTAGCTATACGTGACCCCCCGGAGATCCCGCAGAAGCTGGGCGTTGGCCCGAAGCTGGACGAGGCTCCCCGAGGCCCATCCCAGGGCCGTGGTGCCGTCCTGGCCGCGCAGGACCGTCAGAGTGGTCCCGCTTGTGCCGGTGATCTTCACGACCTCCCACAGATCCTCTGTGGCGTCCACAATGGTCGCCCAGGCCCAGTCCGGGCTGGCAACGGTCGGGAACCCCGCGGCGCTGGTGAGCGACAGGGTCAGATCGGTCGATAGCGCCGATCCAGAGAGGGTCGTCCCGACGTTGTTCGCCAGCAGGAGCGCCATTAGGTCACTCCTTAGTTGTCTACCTGGAGGCTCAACGAAGCCGCCGGGAAGGAGGGGGCCGCGTCTCCGTTGTTGACGGTCTTGTTGACGGTCAGGGCGCCCCACGCCAGTTCGTTTCCGGCGGCGAGGGCGTCGTAGATGGCGAAGGCGACGATGGTTCCCCAGTTGGCGGTCGGCGCCGGGAACGTGATCGCGTTGTTGTTGCTGGTCGTGCCGTTGGTTCCGGTGGACGCGGTAGTGGACGCGGGGGCCTGGGTTCCGGCCCAGTTGGCGAGGCTCGATGTCACGGCGACGCGGGCGTAGGATCCGCCGGTCACTTCGGTTCCGCTGGTGTTCACGTCGGTCGGGATGACGGTGTAGAGAGCGACGTAGAGGGTGGTCGGGCCGGTCCCCGCGCCAGCCGAGGCGCCAGTGATCCCGAACGCCTGGGCCCGGAAGAACCAGTCGATCAGGTGATTTTCCATTATGTCCGACCACATCGTCATGGGGCTCTCCGCAAGTTAGACCGCCCGTCAACCTTGCGGCTGGCGGGCGGCTTCGCGGGTGGGGTCCTTGGCGGTAGGGGGCTGGTAACGCCTAACGGTTGGGCTGGGGCTCCCCGACTTGGGCCAGCAGGATCCCGAGCAGGATCTTGGCCGGTCCCTCGGGGGTTGTCCTGCCGTTGCTCCAGTCCCGGATGGTCCTGGGCGAGACGCCCATGGCTTGAGCGAGGGCTCCCAATCCCCCCATTGACCGGGCCAGGGCGCCGTAGGGGGCCTTCAGGGCAATCGGGCGCCCCCTCGGTGTCGTCGGTGTCATGCGGAGCCTCCTGGGGCCTATTCTACGTCAAACAGGGGGACACCCTGGTTTGCCAGCTTCCCCGCCTTCTTCGCGACTTCCTGGTCCCGGCTGGCCTGGGCGGCGGTGGCTTCCTCCCGCTCCTTGACGGTCAGGAGTCCCAGGCCCATGCGGATCTGCTCGGAGGTCTGCTTGCGTCTGCAGGCTTTGGCATCGTGCTTTAAATCGCCCATGGCGGCTCCTAAAATGGCAGGTCGCGGTCGGGGATGAGCCCCTGGAACACGCGGGGGCTGGGCTGGTTGCTCCCGTAGTTGATGGCGTCGTCGAGGGCCTTGGTGAGCCCGTGGGCCGTTTCGTCAATCAGGCGCCACTCGGCTTCCAGGTCCTTGCGCCTGTCGGGGGATGCCGCGACCCATTCCGAGAGGCGGTTGACCTGCCGTTGGAGACTGGCGACCTGATTTTTCAATTCTGCGATCTGCAGCTTTTTGCTCATTGGATCCTCTCGGTTGCTGGGATGTGGTGGATGGGGTCGCCTTCTTCCAGGAGCCTGCCAACCATGGCGGCGACCTGGATCAGTTCGGTGCGGATTTCCTCGACGCTGCCCTTGCCCTCGTAATGATCCAGGGCGGCCTTGACGACCTCCCCAGCCTCCTCTGAGAAGGCAGTGAGCAGGAGGTCGGGGCTGGGATGCAGCTTCCGGGCGCGCGCCATCTCGGCCTCGACGGCGAGGATCCAGGTCCTGGGTTGGGGTGGGTATCGCCCGGCAGGGGGGACCGTGTTGGGGCACTGGCACCAGTATGGAACCCCGCCCCACCCGTAGACGCCTTGTGGCGCTGGCGGCTTCCCGCAGAAATAGCAGGTCATTGGGATGTAGTGGGTCGTCACGGCTGGCCCAGCTTCCCGCAGGCCGGGCAGGCGACGGGCTCGGGCGCCTTGACGGGCTCGGGCGCCAGCCAGGACTCCCCGAAGCTGTAGCTGTGGGGGCGGTCGACGGGGTTTTCCTCATGGTTGCCAAAGCTGCAGATCCAGGTCTGGTTGTCGGGCTCAAACCCGAATCGGAACTTGCCGTCCCAAATTTCGACCTCGGAGATCACCCCGGCCCGCCCTTCGACCAGGAAGTGCCTGCTCCCCATCCAACCACAGGACTTCTCCCTGGTGATCTCTGGGGTCCGGGTCAGGACCGCCCGGTCGCCGACCTTGAACGGGGCGTAGCGGCTGATCAGCAGGTCCTGGGCGCGGATCAGTTGGGTGATGGCCCCAACGAGGCCGTCCAGCCCGGATTCTCGCTGGAGGTCCTCCAGTCTGTGCGCGATGTCCAGCAGTCTCTCAAGGTTCACGGCTTCTCCAGGTTGAGGGCGTCGGTGGCTTCGGTGACGATCCAGCGGGTGTTGATCCATTCGTCGGAATTCTCCGGGGTGCCGATGTGGGCCATGGCGGTGAGCATGGATTCGGCGTTGGCTCGGATGAGGACCAGGGATTTGGCGAGGCGGTCCCGCTCTATGTGGACCCTCCGAACCGCCGCGACCACATGGGCGTCGCCCGAAAGGGTGAATGCAAATCCCGGCTTGTCTGGGTCGGGAAAGATCCCTTCGGCCCGGCTGGTGTGATGCTCGGTAAACGGGTAAGGGTTATGAATGGTCATGGGGCTCCTTGGCGGTCCACAGCGCGCGGCTGTCGAGGTCGGCTGTCACCCTGGCGGGGTTGTGGATAAACGAGTTAAGGACGTTTTGCGCGGCCTCGGGGTCGACGTATCTGGGGGTCAGGGCGCATTCTGTCTGCGCGGGCATCGCCTTGCAGGACCGGCGGAGGAGGGCTCTGGACTCGGCCAGAATCTCAAGGATGGGCTTCAGATCCTTGGGGGGGATCTGGGGGATCTGGTAGAGGACGGCCTCGACCTTGCCCAGCTTGCGGATGGTGGCCTCGGTCAAACGGAGGGGGTTGTCGGGCTCAGGCATCGCGGCTCCTGGACAGTTACTTGCGCTCGATGGCGCGGTGCAGTTTGCGGAGTTCCTGCTGGAGATAGGCTTCAGGCGCGGTCTGCGCGGCAAACCACAGCCCTTCGTCCTCTGCCTGGGACGCGCACAGCGCCTCCAGTTCCGCGACCCTGGCTTTGAGGTCGGCATTAGTCCGGTTCAACTCATCGTTGCCATCCATCTGGTTATCGCGTTCCTGCCGGACGTTGAGCAGTTCGCACTTCAATTGCAGGTTTTGTTCTGCGAGGGCTTGGTTGTCGGCAACCAGTTGTTCAAGGTCTTCGGGCATGGTTCACCTTTCTGGACAGTTACGGGCGGCGGTTCCAAATTTCGATCAGGCGCTCCTGGGCTCAACCGATGTCGTGGGCGAGTTGTTCAAGGGCGGCTGCCTGGATCTCGAAGGCCTCCTCGCCGTAGGCAACGGACTGATCGGTACACATCCGGTGGGCGTTCTCGGCTTGCATCCCAACGATCCGCGCCACGATTGCGTATCCCTGTAGTTGAATTTTCAGAGTGTGTGCGTCCATGGGTTCTCCTTTTGGACAGTTACGGGCGGGGGCGATGCTTGGAGCATGTGCGCCGGTAGCCGGTTGGGGTGCGGGTGCCGCAGGTGTCGAAGTCGAAGCACTCCGGCTCATCGCAGCATGTTCTCAGGTCGTTGATCGAGTGGCAGAGGGGGCAAGCCATCAGTGTTTCGCCGGGGTCGAAGGGATTAGGGGCGGAAAGGGTTTCGTTTTCCACCCCGATCCAGCCGCATCGGTAGTTCGGGCATCGCAGGTATCCAGCAGTCACGGATTCACCTTGAACTTTTTCAGGTTGGTGCAGTGGCAGTGGGGACAGGCGAGGGTAGACCAGCCCCCGGAATCGGGGAGCCGCGCCATGTCCTTGTATTTCGTGATGCGCTTGCAGGACTCGCAGATGTAGTCCTTGTTTGCCATGCGCTGGGTCAGGACTCGGGTGGTCATGCTTCTCCTTTCTGGACAAGATCAGGCGGTGGCCTGAGTGGGGTTCTCGATGCGGAATTTCTCAGCCTGTGCCAGCGCAGCGCAGCGGGTGAACTCGAATGCCCGGACCCGGCGCTCGCACTTCTCGGAGCCATCGTC